CAACGGCGATCGCCACCCAATCCGACGGTCAAGAACAGCGGCGGGCCATGTGGAGCCAACCGCTAATCGTGGCTAACTTGGCCGGTCGGGCAGTAGACAAAATCGAGCTTGATTATTTATTGGATTTCCACGCCAGCGTTAAGGGTTCCGCCTATGGTTTTCGCCTTAGAGATTGGAGTGATTATCAGTCAGGTCTAACGGCGATCGGCACAGGCAACGGAACCACCCAAACTTGGCAACTGGTCAAACGTTACACCGTGGGCAGTTACACCACAACCCGACCCATCACCAAACCCGTTGCCAATACCCTTACCCTGTACCTGAACGGAATCGCCACCGCTACAGGATGGAGCCTGAACACCACAACCGGCGTGTTAACCACTACCCTAACCGGGGCGATCGCCGTTGACTTTGAGTTTGACGTACCTGTCAGGTTTGCAGAAGACCAAATAAAATTCACCTTTGAAGCCGCCGATCCCTTCGATTCTGCCCGTAGAATTTTCACCCTCGATGCCCTGACCTGCACAGAAATCAGATTAGAGCCGACCATCTACCCGGCGATCGAGCCCTTACCGCCATCAATGCCCCTATTCAATTTGGGCTACGACTACGGAACCAACGGCGGGCCACAATTCGATACCGGCATTGCTTCCACCGCATCCGAATTTGAAGCCCGCATCCCATACCTGGATTCCCCTAAAGGATTTTGGAATATCGGCGATCAAACTCTTGACCGTGCCCAGGTTGACTATTTTCTAGCGTTTTATCGCCTATGCCGTGGGATGGCCGTGCCGTTTTTGTTCAAAGATTGGCAGACCGAAACCACCAAACCCGTCCGGTTTGCAGAGGACAGAATTAGTCTTCAATTCAATGCCTATCGCCCCCATGATCAACAGGTCATTTTTTATCTGGGCGGATTGGCGATCGTGGAAAACCCACCTCCCATCATTCCCACATGGACTCTACGCCTACGATACAAAGACAATACATCCGGCCCATTCACGAATTTACTTTTAACTTTTGAGGCTTTATCTGTTGAATCTATTTTGTTAGGAGAACTGAATAACTTCTCTAACGGTATAGGTACTTCTGGCTTTCCCTCAATAAATTACGTCGCACAAACCGTAGGGGGAGAAACACTTTATATTCAGGTTTCAATCATAGATGCTAATAATAATATTCGGTATTTAAGTAGTAGCGATTTAATCGAACCCACCGATATAGAGTCAAGCAGCAATCCTAAAATTGGATGGGTAATTGTAGGGAATCCACCGGGAGGGGGCAGTGGTGACTTGCGATTGTTTGAGTTTGTTAGCTTGGTGCAAAATTAAGCGATTGAAGAATAACACCGCATCAATAATACTTTTCCTGCAAAGTTTCCCACTGGTAAATACCAAGGACTACCACTATCTGGGAATACGCTCCCTTGAATTTTAACGGGCTTCAAATAAGTGTAGCTACCCGTTCCTAGTAACAGGTTAGGGGCGCGACCTATAACAGGAAATCCCAGCGTTGCATTATTTTCGTAAACCCATAAATCGGTAGCCCATTGACTCCCTGGGGTTTGTCCATCAGAGCATGATATACCATAAGCAGCTCTACCTGATTGCAATAAGGCTTTATTCGCTCCAGCTATAAAGTGGGACGCAAAACTTGTAGACTGCAACGCACTGAATGTACTTTGTTTTATATTGATTATAATGTATCTCTTTTGGTCACTTTGCGTATAGTAATTAAAATTTGTATTGACATTTAGTAGTTGTGCCATATACAAAAATACAGGTTGCCTTTCCCATGCTGTCCTGGTTGAGTTGTATTTAAAGGTAAACCAAGAAAAGTTGTTGGGTGATGCGTTTACGACATAATCGTGGCCATTTTGTATCGGGATGCCAATGATGTCGGATAACTCAAAATTACTAGTTGCGTGGTTAATGTGGATTATAGAGTTTTGGGCGTAAACTCCTAATGACACCGATCTTCCGACTGGCGTAAAAGTAAAGAAAGGTGAAAAGCTACCGGGGAAAGTCCAGTTCCCCCGCAAGAAATGGCTGGCATATCCGACAGTGGGCATCATGTTTGCCATATCAGTCCAGAAATCTGTGTTGCTGGCATTATCAGATATAGACTTAAACCAATAGGTAGACGGAAAGGCTATATCATGCGTTCCCCATTGACAATCTCCCAAGTATTTGTTGCTAGCCGTATCACTGTAGACTGTACTCATGTTTTAAGGCGCTTGTGCGAAGCTATAATCTGGCGTAGTTTGTGGGCAATAATTAACTGTATTAAAACTTATATTGAGATTGTAATTAATTGTGTAGTCAGGAGTAGTCTGTGGGCAATACCTTGGGTAATCAGAAGGGACTGGGGGTAGTTTATTTTCTATAAAATACCATCTCATAAAGCCTCCAACATTATTGTAAATTCAACGTCTAAGGCAGCGCTATTAGCAGTAGAAACAATCGTTACCCGTTGCCCTGTTGTGACCGTGTTAGCCGCTGTTGCTGTTACTAATTGTTCGGTAGAAGTGACGCTAACCGCACTTAGTCCGGTCACGTTCGTTCCGTTAATTTGAATAGCCCAAGCACAAGTTCCTGACGCTGATTTTACCCTCAAGTTAAGGATTTTGTAGGAACGATCTGGTTTAAACAAAGGATAGGTTTTGTTGGCAATTGTTTCAATAAATCCACCGTAGGGAAATATATTGGCGTAAATTGTAGGGAATGTTTCTAAGCTTCCATCCCCCCGCAAATATTGGCTAGTTGTGCCGGTGGGATTGTCTAACTTACCTGCTAACGCCGTATTAATGTCATCAAGTTCCGTTTGCAAATCTTCCTGATCTGCCAACGTCCCCCCAATACCACCCCAGTCAACACCTGAAGCGGAAACAATCACAAAATCAGTCAGTGATTGACCCGTTCCGGCTGGGTTGGTAACGACGATTTTCCCCGTTGTTGTGCTTGCCCCCACGATCGCCGTTAAAGTCAAGTCATTTACTACGGTTAAGCCGGTCATAGCAACGCCGTCAATTGTGACACCTGTGGCCCCGGTAAATTTTGACCCGACAATCGTAATTGTGGAACCGATCGCCCCTTGGGATGGGGAAAAACTCAGGACTTTAGGTAAGTTGGCATAGGGATCGGATGGCAGGTTTATGGGGGGCGGGGGAGTGGCCGGGGTTGGTTGTCCGCCATAGGAAATATTGATCGCCGTGCCGTTGGTGATTCCGCCGCCAATAGTCGGGGTGACAGTTCCGGTGGTGGTGTTGACGGTGTAATCTGTACCAACGACAAACAAATTGCCAAGATTGTCATAAACCGAGACAGCATAGATATTTTGTTGAGCCAGGGCGATCGGGGTTCCTTGGGTAGCAGTGGCGGTTTCCCCTTGGGCGGCAACGGCGGTGTATTGGTTGTTGTAAATCGTGGAATCATAGGCATAGGCTTCGATTTCAATAACCCCATTGGCCCCATGATTGAGGCGTTTAATTTGCAAAAATTGGGGATCGCCGTCTCGGAATTCACAGTTGATTACGTCCCCCGCTTCCAAACCGCAATACCGCCCCAACACCGAAAATTTATAGGTTCGCCGTCGTTGCCAGGCCAATAACAAAATTCGATTAGCAATGTTCAACGCTTCGGTTTCTGTCAACGTCAGGTTAGATAGATCAACCTCCTCAATGTTTTTGTTCTCACTTAAAACGATCTCAAAACTAACCTTTTCCCCTGGTAGATAGTCGTTGTTGAAATCCGAAAACTTGATCCGTACTTGGGTGGGAAGCTGGGCAATGTCTTGGTCAATCTCCTCAGTGAAAACATCCCCCCGTTCACTGCCATCTTCCCGCCCTGCCATTTGGCTACGGGAAAAGTACACGCTAGAAGTTGGCCTGTTTTGTTTGATAAATTTTAGGGATTCCCCGGTATCTACGACTTCAAAGTTGTAAGCCCATTGCAATTGGGTCAGCTTGTCCGCCACGGTGGAGGGGTAGGCGACAAAGCCCCTGACTGACACGGTGTCTAGTTCTGTGGTGTCAAATTGATCGGAAGTGTACCCAGCTTTTTCTAAAATCTTGCCGATGATTTCACCCAAATAAATCGGATTACCACTGGCATGGGTATCGATCGCCGCTTCGAGATCGGGATAACGAGAATTGAAAAGGTTGCCATCTGAGTTGTTGAGGCGTAGGCGTTTGATGGCGGAATAACAGCGGCCATGGTAGGCGATTTGGTTAGACCCCATAAAGTTGAGGGTGGGGTCGGAACTGGTTTGATCGCCGTAATAGTTGGCCACTTCCAACCCTGCAAACCGGCCCCAATAGGTTCCCAATATTCCATCAACCGAACCGTTTGAGTAGTAAAGCTCACGGTTAAACCAGATTTTTTTAACTTCCTGCCCGTCGTCTAGCGGTGGATTGGCCGCCCAGAGTACGCCCAAATTTCCGTAATAGATATAGGTCAGGATTGTTTCTCTGGCAACGGGGTCAAAATAATCATCCCGTTCCCAATCCGGCGGAACTTGGGCAGCAACATAAATCCCCCGGACTCTCACCTTGCCGTAAATATCAGGGATGTTTTCCCCGTAGGCGGAGTTGGGATAGTCAAAATTTTCAAGCCGGTTAACCTCTCGCTGGGTAACGGGCTTGGTTTGTTTGTTGAACAGCGATAACAACGCGGATGCGCCAAAGCTGACAGCGGTGGAAATCAGGAAGTTTGCAACCATGCCCCAACCCTAAACTTGTACAAAAAATCCCGACCAAACGGCGATCGGGTTTTGATGTCGTGCTTTAGTTAAACCTTGCCTCAGTCCCCATCTTAGCTTTTTCCCTAATGCTTCCCTAAATAGTTTTTGGTTTTGGTAGATTTTGGTAGATTTATCTCCCACTAAAAGCCTTGATTTTGTTAGGTTTTACGGTGGTTTCAGGTTTTCGGATGTTGCCGATCAACGCATAGGCACTCTGTCTAGGGTGACTCTGAATCGTGCCTATCTAAAGGGTTTTGGCTTCTGCCATTTTGCTTTGCCTAAATCTTCCCTAGTATTTTCCCCATGCTGATCTCGTCGATATAGCTGTGGTAGTGGCGATAGTGAATCTCTATGCCGTGGCCCATCAACCGAGAGGCGATCGCCGAATCAACTCCCTTCAGGGCACATCGGACGGCGAAGGCATCCCGCAATCCGTAGGCGGTGAATCCTAGCTTGAAGGGTCTGAAGCCGCTACAGATTCTTGATCCTAGGTCTTTGTTGGTTTCGGTTCCTTTTAGTTGGAAGTTTGGCCAATGGCGATCGCCTAAGTCAAACAATTCCACCCAATCGGATGGAACGGGCCAGACTTTTCGGGAACCTGTTTTGGTGTCTTCGTGGGTGGCGATGATGGGGAATTGGCTTAGGTCTAGTTGGAATAGTTCATGGGGGCGGAGTCCATAAGTGGCCAGGATTCCGGCGATCCAACGCCATCCTTTGTTGTCTATTTTTTGCAGAGCTTTTATGATTTCGGCATCACTGGGAACGTGCCTTTTTTTGGCTTTCCATTTCCCTCTCAATGGTGCAAATTCTTTAGGCCAATCGAGTTTATGCAGGTCGGACAGAGCTTTGTAGGCTTGATAGGCGTGTTTTCGGTAGAAGCTATCAACGTCAAATTTCAATAATGTCTCTTTTATAACGGCGATAGTGAAGGGTTCATCCTGGGGCAGGTAGTCAAAATAACGCTGGTAGTGGCTCCGGTATCCGTCTTCTGTGGTGGCGTTTTTGGGTCTGGTTTCCCAGAAGTATTTTTCATATTCGGCGATCGCGGTTTCACAATTATTTTTTATGTCTAAGGCTGATTGTGGTGTCCAGTCTATCCAATCAAAACGGTCAAATATCAAGTCGCTTTCCAATCTTTGCGCTTTGCCGAATGCGGATTTAATGCCTTGGTCTGTGGCGGGGCATCCGGTTTTAATTTCGTGTTGTTTCCATGCGCCTTCCCCATTTTTGGGCGGCAGTGTGGCCCGCAAATATAACCGGCTTCCCTTCTGTCGGATTTTTACTCTGTCTAGTTTGGCGTTATGGCGATCGAGGGTCATTGATATTTTCCGCCGCTCTCACACACGGCTAGACGGCGATCGGGTTCAGCATCATGAGAAAAAAAGACAGAATCGCCACTCTTGTATACCAACCAAAAATAATCCTTGGCCACCGGGGGCAATGCGTTGATCAGCTTGTCCACTTTTTTGTACCCGCTGTCAGTTTTGCCGTTCAGGAATCGAGACACGTCTGATTCTGCAACGCCACTAGACCGCGAAATATCAACCGCTCGAATATTGAATTTTTGAATCGTGAGCTTAAAAGCCCGGCTCATGTCCATTGTGGTTCCACCTATATCGCTAAACCAATGCTAATTATTGGTTGACGACTTCGTCAATGCGTTATCAGACATAATCAATTGTGGTAACGTAGGAATTGACCAATTCATCAAGAGGCTATGATAGTTAATTTCCAAGAGGCTAAATTGTCTGAATTGGAGTCTGTGACAGGGATTCCAAGTGAAATGTGGTGTCGCTGGTTTGCTGGGTATTACTCGATCTCAGGAAAATCCTTGTCAAAGGCCGCGAATGCACTCGGAGTAAGCACATCCACGCTTTTAGATCAAATCGAGAAGCGAAAACTCCTAAAGCAAGACATCGAGAAGCGAAAACTCCTAAAGCAAGACACAGTAAGCAATTAATTTTTTTTTGGACTTTCCTCTTGACGTATCCGTCAAGACTGTGTATTGTTAATGAATGACTTGCATATTCATCAAGTGAGGTTATCCACCAGTGAAATTTGAACAGTTCAAGGAAAAGGCGATCGCCGAATTACGCCACGGCAAATCGATGACGGTATCAGACCTAATCAAGGTAACGGGGGCGGCAAGTGGTAGTGCTTACCGTTGGGCCAATATGATGACGGATTCGGGCGTTGTGCTTAACGATGGTGGTTTTATCCGTTTAACCCCATCTGCTACTCAGTCAGAATTATTTGATGTCGATCCGTCCGCAATTGCGGACACTTCCCAACCCATTACAGATGTCCCCATTGTTGAGGTAGTTGATGAAGTCCACGCCCCCAAAGAAAAGCCCATCAATGCAACGGCGATCGCCAGTTTTGCTTATAAGCAGATGGGAGAGGTTCGGACGGCAACGGTTAACGGGGAGCCTTGGTTCTGTCTAAACGATGTCTGTGAGGTATTGCTGATTGCATCCCCCCGAACTGTAGCGGCTCGATTAGATACAGATGAGAAAGGTTACGTCTGTCTGACCGACGCAATGGGACGGGAACGAGAAACGACCTTTATTAATGAATCTGGACTTTATTCCGTAATCCTACGCAGTGACAAGCCAGAAGCAAAGCCGTTCCGTAAATGGGTCACGTCTGAAGTATTGCCTGCCATCCGCAAAACAGGCCGCTATGAGCCGGAGCCACAGAAACCACTAAGTCAGCTTGAAATGTTAGCGGCGATCGCCCAAGAGGCAGTCAAAAACGAAAAGCGGTTAGATGCGGTGGAGTTGGAAGTTAATGCTTTGAAAGAGCGGCGACTAAAGGCAGAAAAAAAACTGAACCTCTTACCATCTGCCAGTGTGCCAGCCGTGCCGAAAAGTACAAGGGCGATGATCAATGAGCGAGTCGCGGCGTACAGTGCGGCTGGAAATGGATCGCCGTTTTGTAGGGGCTGAATTAAAAGAGTCCTATTGGGAATGTGCCGCCAAAAACCTGCAATTTATTGAATCCAAACCCCAACAATTAAGCCTAATCGCATGAGTGAACCATGCCCCCATTGTTGGGGCGACACCGAAACCATTGAATTTCCCCAACTCACCCATCCCGTCATAGCCTGCCTTGATTGCGGCGCGATGAACTACACCAAACCAGAGGACTTAGAAAATGCTGAAAAAATTTTTGACCACGGGCTATTTACTAGCGTTAACTGCTATGCCAGTCCAGGCACTCCCAATCTGGGCAATGGCGATCGCCCGGAGTCAGTGTGAATACCTGGCGATCGGGGCTGATTGGGAATCAGCGGTTGACCAGTCCTTACGGGATAACCAGCATTGGGCCAGTGAATTTACCAACAACAAAATGGCCGCCAAGGCGATCGTTTATGCCGCCCATGAACTTTGCCCCAACCTCTATCGATCCGCCTTTCAGGAATATGAACGGCAAAAAGCCCAGCCCGTTTACAACCCCCTAGAAAAACTCCTGTAACCCATGCGATTAGAACACTTCACCGAACCAACCCCGATCGCCACCCTCTACGACCAATTAGAGGAATGTCGCACCCTACTGGCGATCGCCGTTTCCTGTGCAGACTTTACCGACACCCCGGAAATTAACGAATCCTTGCAAGAGGAGTTACGGGTACGCATTGTCTGGTTGACAAACGAAATCACCACCCGATTGGAAAAATTATGAAATTTGCATCGTTATTCACAGGCATGGGAGGGGCTGACATTGGCGCAATACAAGCCGGACTCACTCCTATCTGGGGAATCGAAATCAACCCGGCGATCGCCAACCTAGCCCGCTCAAACTTTCATGACCACAAAATCATCATTGGTGATGTCGGAAACTTCGATTACTCCAAACTCAAAACCCCTTACAACAAACCCGATTGGCTTCACGCAAGCCCTCCATGTATCAACGCCAGCCGGGCCAAAAACGGACAGGAAACCGACATGGACAAATACATCGCCAAGGGTGTTTGTGATGCGATCGCCGTTCTACGTCCCGACTATTTCAGCCTAGAAAATGTCGCTGGCTATTTCTCTTATGACAGTTTTTTGAAAATTGACACGACTTTATCTGATTTTGGTTATCACTTTTTTACCAAGATTTTTGATTGTGCCCAATATGGTGTACCCCAAAGCCGAAAGCGGTTGTTTTTAGTGGCATCAAAAAACAACGAATCTGCCTATCGGATTGATGACATTTCCTTAGCCCCGGTTATGAGTTGGAAAGAGGCGATCGCCGACCTAATTCCTTATCTCACACCAACCAAGCTGACGGGATGGCAATATTCGGCGATATGCGTAAAAACAGGACACTTGCCAACCGATATCGACTTGCCAGATTTGGTTATTCAACGTAGCGGGGCCAGAAAAAAAGACGGGATTCCAAACAACACCATCCGTTTTGCAGATCAGCCGATGTTCACCGTTAAGGCGATGTCGGGAACCCAACGCCCCAGCGTTAAACAGTCAACCATCGTCATTTCCGGGCAACCCTACGAAGCCGATCCGCCCTGCTTGGCCCGTTGGCAAACCATTCCCGATTCCTACCAATTAAGCGGCAATTTAATCCTTGACACCATGGCGATCGGTAATGCCGTCCCCCCGCTAATGATGCAAAAAATCATCAAATCAACCCTGGAGAACTAAATCAAAAATGCAAGTCAGACACATTTCAACGACTAAACCAGAAGATCCAAACCTCACCCCAGAGGGATTGATCGCCTATATCGCCCGCGTCTCTTCCCCCAACCAAGAAAACCCCGACTATGCCCAACTTTTGCGCTATTGCATCCGCGAAAAACATTGGTCAATTTTTGAAATGGTTGACATGACCGTCGAAATTATTACCACCAGGGCGATCGCCCCCCAGATTTTGCGCCACAAAAGCTTTTGTTTCCAAGAATTCTGCATTTCTGGTGATTCCCTAATAACGACAGTGGCGATATGTGGGCGAACCAAAAAGATCCCAATCAAAAAACTTTATGAATACCAGTTCGACCCAAGGATGCAAGTCGTTTGGGACAAAGGCGTCAGAGTATTTGATGGATTTACCCAGACTTTTATTCGGGCAACAATCAAAGAAATTTTCAAAACTGGAGTAAAGCCAGTTTATGAAGTCACCTTGTCTGATGGCAAAAAAATCAAGTCAACACTTGATCACAAGTTTTTATCCCGACATGGTTTTGTCCGATTAGAAAGTTTGGCAGTGGGGGACTTTATCGCCGTTAACGGAATTCCTGTCTATCAATCCAAAGATTGGTTATCACAAGCAAAACAAGAATCTATCGACGATAAAACTGGATTACAGGGAATTGCTGACAAGGCTGGCTGTTCCTATCACACCATACGAAAATGGCTAAAAATTCATCAATTACAATTTACAAAGAAGGAGGTCGCCCAATTTACTGAAGCATGGAATAAGGGCTTGCCATCCGAAGAACAGCCTATGTATGGAAAGGTTGTGCCGCCGGAAATTCGGAAAAAAATGAGCCGAAGTTCGCGCCGAGGGACTGATTCCAACCTTTACAAAAATGGAAATTCTACCAATCGATCATTCCGCCAAGAAATATACAAATGGCAAAACAAGTATAAAAACTACTTGTTAAAGAAATTTGATGAGCAGTGTCAGCATTGTTATTCCACGAAAAATCTTCAAATAGACCACATTAAAAATGTCTCTCTTTACCCAGAATTGGCATTTGATTTAGACAACCTACAAATTCTTTGTGTTGATTGTCATAAGTCAAAAAGTAAGGATGAAACGACAAAGGCAAAACAAACTGCTACTTGGAAGCGGATTGAATCTATTTCATTTGTAGGGGAAGAAGAAACCTACGACATAGAAGTTAATCACGACTCTCATAATTACGTTGCCAATGGTGTGATTGTTCATAATTCCCAACGGTATGCCGAAGCGATGGATTTTGAACCCTGTGAAGCCCGTCGCCAGGATCTGAAAAACCGCCAAAACTCCATTGATGACTTGCCTTTTGAGGTCAAGGAAGACTTTCTGTTTTACCAATACATAGTCTGGGATTTTGCCTATGCCCGCTATCAAGAGGCGATCGCCGCTGGTGTGGCCAAGGAATGCGCCCGGATGTTGTTACCCCTCAACACTAAAACCCGGATGTATATGAAAGGCTCGGTGCGGAGTTGGATACATTACCTCGAAGTCCGCTGTCATCCCTCAACCCAAAAAGAACACCGCGATATTGCCCTGGCGATCAAAGAAATTTTCATCGCCCAATTCCCCACCGTATCCGAAGCCCTCGATTACTAAAGGACTACCCAAAATGCCCACCAAAGTCGCCACCCAAAACCAACGCCTTGAAAGGATAGAACGGCTGTTATTCCAGCGAAAAACCTGGGTAAAAATCAGCGAAGCCTCCCAAACCCTGGGAATCCCCCAATCAACCCTCCGCCGCAAATGTGAAAGCTTCCGTTACCGCGAAGGAGTTTGTTGGAAATGGAACGCCGCCAAAACAGTCCGCCTATTCAATCTCGAAAAATGGCTGGAAGCCGAAGCGGGGGAATGATGCGCCATGCTCGTTACCGCCGCCGAAAAAAGCGGAATTGGGAACTAAGCCCCCAACGCCGCCACGAACTTAAATCACTCAAACAATACTATGCAGACCCCCACAACTACCACGACGACCCAGGTCCAGAAATTGCAATTGACGGCGTTAGCCTTAGTCGACGCCCAAGAACTTCTACACAATTTCATTGAAAAAGAGAAAAACCAGAACACTCTATGCGTGGCCATCTGCCAGGGCGTGATCGAAGATTTACGGGCACAACGAGGAGTCCTGACCGTTGGAATTGAACACATCAATGATCCTAGCTAATCCCTGTCACCAATCCAAAACCCGATCGCCGTTGCCGAAATTCCTGGCGGCGATCGCCCTTTACCGCAAACTCGAAATCATTGAACATCATGCCACGCAAGAAAAAAGATCCCGACTCTAAAAAATTTCAATTTGGCGAATCCCGCGAACGACAACCAGAAGATTTCAAGGCGATCGAATCCAAAGCTGCCAACCCCCATTTTCAACCCGGATCAATCCATGACCATCGAGCAATAGACGCCCTGGATTATGACCGATGGGTACAGCAACGCCTTGAACGAAAAGCCAAAAACCACACCCTCAACCCCTATCGCTAGTCATGAACCCACTTATTGACCGCATTGAAGACCCGTTAACTGAGGCCAGAAACGAGGTCAAAGTCCTCGAATCCCTTACCGAATTGGGAACCGCCACCGCAAAGGCGATCGCCGCCAAATCAGGACTAACCTATCTAGCCACCCGCATGGCCTTGCAACGTCAGCTTGGGCTGGGATGCCAAAGGATTGGCCACAAATGGCAACTCTGTAACGGAGATGCGGATATTGAAATCGGGCTAAATGCCACCCGCGTCGCCGTCCTTGAGCAGTATTTATTGATGTCAAATGTCGATTTTATTCGGGTAGTTCAGTATCCGATATCTAATTCCCAAAGCGTTTACTATTCCATTCCCGTTGCCGTCAAATCCCTAGAAATTGGTGATGAAATCAATGTCGCCACAGGTAAGCCCCTTTTCCGCCCTGTACTCGCTAAAACCCAGCAAATCGGGGGCACTTATTATTTGGAGCTAACCAACAACACAACCCGAACTTATAACCCTTGTGACTTAGTAGAAATCCGCCGGTTTGTTGAGTTTTCCGAGATTGATTCCATGGCGGAGGTGTTAGATGCCCAAGCTGCCTAGTCCCTATTTCTCTTACTACGCCAAATCGTCTAATCCCCCCCTATGGAAAAGCCGCAAAGAACGCCGCAAATCCCTTGAAGTAAAAGCCTTTGATGTTCGTGCATTGGCGATCGCCAAACGGGAATGTCAATTGATCGAATTTATCCAAGCCCACCCAGGCTATAACGCCAGCGAATTGGCCAAGAACTTGAAGTTTTGCCAACAGTGGACGAACAAAACCCTGCGCTCTCTCCAGGCTGATGACCTTGTTTATTCCAAGTCCTCTCCAACCGGCGATCGGTGGTATTTGGTCAGCGTTGATAAATCTACGATGGCGATCGCCGCTAAGGAGGAAAGCCATGAATAAAAAAAGTTTACTTGCCGCTTTGCAACGCCCGATCGCCTTTCACAAAATCTTTGCCCAAATATCAGGCAGTGTGACATCAGGGCTGTTTTTATCCCAGCTTTTTTACTGGCACGACAAAGGCAGCGACCCCGACGGATGGATCTACAAGAACTATCGGGAATGGGAAGACGAAACCACCATGACCCGACGGGAATTGGACACCGCCCGCAAACGACTAAAGGCGATCGCCGTCATTGAGGAAAAGAAAGCATGCGCTCCGGCCAAGCTGTTTTATCGCATTGACTTTGACAGACTGATCACCCTGATCAATGAGTTTGAACCATCGTCAGTGACAAACAAGGATGGCGATAGTGTGCAAACTAGCTTGGCGCATTCCGCCAAACTGCAATGTACGATTCCGCCAAACTCTCTTATATATACAGAGATTACTTCAGAGACTACATCATCAGGAGGAAAGGCAAAAAATCCTGATGATGATGCGGATGTAGTCATTGCCGAACAACCAAAGCCCGATCCCTTTTTCACTGGACAACATCGGGCGATCGCCAGGGAAATCGTAAAAGTATCCAGGGAATTCAACGCCCCGAAAAATTTTATAACCGATGCGCCTTGGGGCCAATTAGCGGATGAAGTCGGCAAAGACCCGTTAGGCGTTTGGAAAGCGTTTGAACAATTCATGACCCAGCTTCACGCTGACAAACAAGACCCGATCGCCTATTGCGGGAAAATCGCCAATAACCTCTACCAGAATCCTGGATCTGAATTGGCCTGCAAGCCTTGGATTGAATTTGCTGACTATTTCCGAAAAAATCTTACTGCGCCGCCCGCGCCGAAAAAATCCGAACCCCGCCCCGTCGAAATCGAACAGATACCCGACCGAGAAGCATCAAGGGAAGCGTTTAGGAGGCTAAAAGGATGAATCGCACACCTCCCCATAACATCGAGGCAGAAGAGGCGATTTTAGGCGGGATTCTACTTGACCCCCCGGCGATCGCCAAAGTCACCATCCCAACCGAGTCCTTTTACGTTGCTGCCCATCAGACAATCTTTGCCGCCATGCAGAAATTGTCCGTCGAACAAAAGCCCGTTGATCTAATACACCTAACCGAATCCTTGGGCGATGACCTAACGGCGATCGGGGGACTGCCCAAGCTGATCAATTTATCCGATGCCGCTATTTCAACTATCAACATTGACCGCTATGCCGAATTAGTCCGCCAAAAATGGCAACGGCGCAAACTAATCAAAGTCCTCAACGACCTATTAGAACAATCCTACGACCCGGCTTGCACTTGGGATGAACTCAAAAACAAAGCCGAAAACGAGTTAACCACCGCTGTTTCTTCCTCCTCAAACGGCGATCGGGGCTTAGTCCACGTTTCCGAAACCCTGCTAGAGATTTACAACCAACTCGAAAGCGGCACAAATCCCGGCATTTCTACTCAACTCGGATACTTTGACCAATGCTTAGGCGGGGGAATGCGAGGCGGGGAATTGATTGTCGTGGCCGGACGGCCCGCCATGGGCAAATCGTTTGTCGCCACCTACCTAACTCGCACCTTTGCCGACCATGGACCCGTTGCCTTGTTTTCCCTGGAAATGGACAGGGCAAGCATTGTCAAGAGGTTGGCATCCGCCGAAGCGGGCTTGAAACAATCCTGGTTGACGGCCAACGCTCTACCCCCCGACAAAATAACGACCTTTTTAGATGCCTACTCTCGCATGGCAGCATTGCCGATCTATGTCGATGACATCCCCGGTTCGGAATGTTCCCCCGCCTGGCTTCAATCTGAATGCAACCGCATCTATCGCAAGCACGAAAAACTAAGCCTGATTGTGGTGGACTACCTCCAATTAATCGGCGATCAGGGTAGTGCGAACCGGGTCAACGAATTAGGCCGTTACACTTCGGCACTTAAATCCCTTGCCAAGCGTTTTGACTGTCCTGTTATTGCTCTTTCCCAGTTATCTCGCGGGGTGGAATCTCGCAATGATAAACGCCCAATTATGTCGGACATCCGATCAAGCGGGGCGATCGAGCAGGATGCCGATGTAATTGTGATGCTTTACCGCGATGAGTATTACAAACCTGATACCCCAGACCAAGGAATTTTAGAGTTAATTCTTGCCAAAAATCGACACGGTAAATGCGCCACCGCTAAGGCTGAATTTGACCCCGAAATCGGCACTATCAAACCCTATCAAAACTATTAATTGGGAGTTTTAATCATGAAACCTTACTTTCAAACTCCCTCAGTCACCCTGTACAACCGCGAATGCTTAGCCGGTTGACGGAGTGGTTTTAGATCCCTTTTCTGGCAGTGGAACCACATTGCAAGTCGCCAAAGATTTAGGACGGAAGGCAATAGAGTTTGAACTCAATCTCGACTATTGCCAACTCATTGCTAAACGATGCCAACAACTAACCATTTTTGATGTACTTGGAGCCTAAATGTTAAAAATCAGACCCAAAAAACGCAAACAAAAACGCGGCTTTGACCCCAACGTCAAGACTAAAGATCGCCAAAGATGGCGTCATGTAGCCATTGAACTAAATCAAGAAACCTGGGAAGTGATTGATGGCTTTCCTGATATGCACAATTCCGAAATCCTTGACGTACTCGAAATTCATCATCTAATCATTGCCCCCGTCAATTCCAAAGCCGATCAAGCCCTGATCAAGCAATGGTCAGAATTAATCGCTGATTGCTACATCAGCCCCACCGAATTCCTGGCAGAAATTTACACCACAACCATCAACGATCATGCTCTTTCCATCAATGCAAACATCGGGCGAATTTACCATAATTCCTACCTTGGGGATACCCGACTAAGACCTAATTCAATCGGACACATCTTCGAGGCTGGCGATCATGGTTGTTTTCCCGACCCCGTCCTGCAAATGCTCAAAAAATACGTTTTTGTCGAACATATTGCCGACGGCAACAACATCACCCTCAAAAACCGTTTAGGACTTTAACAATGAAGCAAAAATTTCCCCATCTAAGCCGGGACGATCGCCTATCCGTTGCTGTTGCATCCCGGCTGTTACGAGCCATCTATGATGTGCCACCCAAAAAAGTAGCCAGGGCGATTGGTTATCGGGACACCTACTTTAATCAGTTTGAACGTTCCGATGGATTGACCCGATTGCCACCATCCGACGACATTATTGAGTCGGTAGCCAAATACTTCGATCTAGAAGTTAGTCAACTGGTAAAAGTCGGCAACTGCAAAACCCCAATTAAAGCATTCTATTACCTACAAGAAATCAAAAAACTATGACCCAACAAAATATGACCCCGTCTTACATAGCTAAAAAAATCATGAGCGTTGAGATTGGCGACAATTACGACAATCTAGCCATTATTATTTGCAGTTATTTTGACGAACATCCCGATAACCCCAATAACGGCGAACTGGATTCAAGCGATTGGTGGGAAAAATGGACAATTGACCGCTACGAAGAATTCAAAGAAGCGATCAGCGATTGCATTGCGGAACATTTAGGAGATTAACCCATGACAGACCAACAAGCCCAAGACATATTACAAACCCTAGGGCACAACGCCCTAAAAACCATCAAAAAAGGCAATCCCGAAATAGTTAATTGTGGGCTATTCCAAGTCGTTAACTTTTGGGTCAACGGACAAGAATGTGAATACTTTTTCGATACAGAACCCCCATTGCTTAGGCAGGTGGAATCTGACAAAGAATTCACCAATTTTAACCAACTACTTTCGGAGATTACCTATGAATTGGCTTAAGTTGTCCCTCTCTCTAGAAGAGAGTTTTGAAATCCAAAAGATTGCCACTGCCATTAATCACATGAGCAATGAGCAACGCACCGAGATTTTTAAAAAACTTGCCACGACTCAAAAGTTGCAAGAAAAGGCAATTCAACAAATGACGGCTGAACTATTCCAAAAGGAAATGACCAACCATGAACCCCGCCGCTAATCCACCGCATTATCCATTTCAGGATGACCCGTTCGACTGGCATCCTTACGCAAACATATTTCCCTTAATGGAGGATGAAGACCTCGAAAAACTAGCCAACGACATAGAAGCAAATGGACAACTGAATCCCGTTCAAATCTATGGGGGATTAATCCTTGATGGGCGAAACCGATATAAGGCGATTGAAATCATCAATCATCGGCGATTGGTAGAAGGCAAATCATTAATGATGTTGTCTTATGGGACTTTTGAAAAAGATGTTGACCCCGAAAACGACAACAAAGCACTATCCTATGTTCGATCTCACAACGTCACCCGACGAAACCTAAAGCCTAGCCAACTCCATGCCATTGGCGTTGAAATTGAGGCGCATTATGCCGACATTGCCAAACGAGAAATCGAATGGAAAAAGCAAAAAGCGGATCAGGAAATCTCGGTTGTGAATTCACAACCCGGATCAATGGAGAACAAATCAGCTTACAAAGCGGCCAAAGACATCGGGACAGGTCAGCAAGGAATCAACCGAGCTAAAGCTGTTAAGGAGGCAGACCCTGAGCTATTCAACAAACTGCATAAGGGGGAAATTAGCACTAACGCCGCCTACAACCAAGTCAAAGGCTACACAAAAAAAGAGCCGGAAGCGCCCATAGAGGAAGAATCCGACTCACAAACACTTGAAGTCACATCAGAAGAAATAATCATCTCGTTTGTTTCCAACATTGAGAGCTTATTCCCTGATGAGATTCAATACTGCCTTAATGAAATTCACAATCGCCGCCGCGATGCCGTAAAGGAATTTATCGCAAACCTGAAAATCACTGACCCTTTACTTTTTAACTAACCATGAGCGCACTATCAACCATTTCGCACTTTAATCCCGAACAAACCCGCCTAATCAAGCAAACCATCATGGCGGGGAAGTCCACACCAACCGATAACGATCTGGCTTTATTTGGTCTAATCTGCCAACGGGCAGGGCTTGACCCATTCGCCCAGCAGATTTATGCCATTGAGCGGGCTGGGAAATGGACTTTTCAAATTTCCATTGACGGATTACGAGCAATTGCCGAACGTTCTGGCCAATACGCGGGCAGTGATGAACCGCTATTTGATGAAGGGCTTGGTGTTTATGAGTTTGAGGAGTCAGGGCGGGAAATCCCCAAGGTCTGTAAAGTCACCGTCTGGAAGATTGTACAAGGCGTTCGTTGTCCATTCGTTGGCATTGCTCGGTATTCGGAATGCTGTCAAAAATACAACGGCAAACCGTCTGGACTGTGGGAAAAAAGGCCCAGCACAATGCTAGCTGTTCGAGCTGAATCCCAGGCATTACGCAAGGCGTTCCCTCAATGCCAACAAATCGAACAATATGCCGAGGTTGAGGCCGTTGAAACCGTTGATGATTGGCGAGTTAACGGGGCAAACTGGGCAATTGAGCAAGGACTTGACCCACAAACAGCCCACGACATCAGCCAAGTGGCAACCAGCAAGCAAAACCTATTAGAACGGGTAAAATCTGCCTTAAACACAGAACAACCAAAGGCATCGCCAACCAATTAAAATAGGATCAGCAATATTGTGGGGGCAATCATGCAAGGATTTGAAGCTCAATACGATTCATTACTTCGCAACTATGGCCGTGACTGTGCAGAACGCTATCGTCAGGTCATCCACGGTCAACCCCCACAACATTCCACCCGGCAACGCTGGACAAGCAACCGACTCCATCGCCAACGAACTTTTAATGAGATGCAGGCAGCAATAATCAGAAGCGATTACAGCGCAGGCTACACTTGCCGACAGTTGGCACAAAAATATGGTGTATCACAAGGTTCAATTAGCAACGTTGTCAAAGAACGGGGAGCATATAAGGGCGAAAAGTCCTGATAAAATAGTTAATCCACGGGTCCCTTTAAAAAGTGGACGTTAGCCGTGTCGGCATCCCTCGCATTTCGTAGGTATAATGTACGTATTTTTAGGTTATTATTACAATGCCAAACCAAGGGACTGATTACGGGGAACGATACTTGAGCGGGTCAAACTTGATCGACCTTTACGGGGACAGGGTTAAACTTCCAACCGTTAATAAGTGGGTTGAGTCGGGGAAGGTCAGCACCGATTCGGATGGGCGGCGAAATGAGCAGCAGGTATTGATCGCGTTGCTGGATGCCAAAGACGCAGAAATTGAACGACAAAAATCATTGAAAACAGTCGGCGATTTAAGAGAGGAGATTGATAAAGCAAAACTGCGAAAAATCCTGCTAGAAGGCGACATCATTGAACTACAGAGGGACAAAGAAAAAGGCGAGTTGATTCGGCTGGATGAGGCAATCATTGAAAGGAAGGATACAGACACAAGGATCAAACAAAAACTTTTGTCTTTACCTTCGAGGATTTCTTTGGAATTATCAGGGATCAGTGACCCGATAGAGATACAGAAAATTTTAGACGAATTTGTCCGAGAGTTGTTGCTTGAGTTGCACACAGAACTTTATGGGGGGAGCGATGAAAAAGAAAATTGTCGTGGGTAGTTTCTTACCACCTCCAAAACTAAACCCAGCAGAATGGGCGGAATCAAACGTCGTTATTCCTAAAGAGTCTGGATCTGAGCCTGGGTTTTACCGCATCCGTCGCGCACCGTATCAGAGAGGGATTATTGAATCAATCACTGAATATAGAAAAATTGTTGTGATGTCCTCTGCTCAGGTTGGAAAAACACTGATGCAGACTATTGCGTTGGGGTATTGGATTGATCAGGAACCTAGCCAAATCCTGTGGGTAGCCCCAACAATCCAAATGGCAGAAAGTACAAGCAAGGAAAAATTAAGCCCGTTTTTTAGGGACACGCCAAAACTATCTGCTTTGATAGACGAAAAAAGCAGATCATCGGGAAACACGATATTAAGAAAAAACTTTCCAGGCGGTTTTTTGGTTTTAGCTGGGGCCAACTCTCCGGCAAGCTTGGCCTCTAGAAGTGTGCGAGTGTTGATATTAGATGAGTTGGATCGGTTTCCTTTGTCCGCTGGCTCGGAAGGCTGCCCATATAAGTTAGCCGCAAAAAGAACAGCCGCATTTTTTAATAGTGTCGAGTTTCTTGTTTCCACTCCAACCCTATCCGGGTCATCAAAAATAACAAAGGAGTTTGAACTATCCAATCAACAGCATTTCTATCTGCCTTGCCCCCACTGTGGGCACTATCAGCATTTGATTTGGGATCAGTTGCAGTATGTCGGCAAGGGCACGAAGGAAGCCAAGTTAGGGGATGGGGACTCGCTGGGTTATTTCTGTGCAGGATGTGGGGACTTGATCGTCGAAACGGAAAAAATGGGGATGCTTCGGAAGGGTGAATGGCGGGCTCATCGGGAAAGCAGGACGGCGGGATTTCACCTAAACGAGCTTTATTCACCGTTCCGATCCTGGCGGGATGTGGCGAGGGATTTTGAGGAGGCTAGACTTGACCAATCAACCTATCAGGTATGGTGGAATACTTCCCTGGGTTTGCCGTTTGAGTTGGCCGGGCGGACTCGTTACCGTTGGGAGGATTTACACGCTAGGGCGGAAAATTCTTTGTATTCCTTGGGCGAAATTCCCGAAGGGGTTCTGTTGTTGGTGGCCGGGGTGGATGTCCAGGGCGATCGCCTAGAGTGTACGTTGCTTGGTTTTGGTGAGTCTGAGGAATGTTGGTTGATCAATCATCAGCAATTTTTTGGCCAAACGTTAGAACCGGAAGTATGGGACGCATTGGAAGATTTTTTAGACCGCAAATACCCGCATCCGTTGGGGGGAACCATTGAGGTCAAGCGGGCGGCGATCGATACGGGCTTTCAAACCCAGGATATTTATCAACAGATCAGGCAACGGAAACACCGAACCCGATCCCGTTGGTTGGCCGTAAAGGGGAAGGAAGGCGATCGGGCGGCGTTATCGTCCCCAAGCAATCAGGAAATAAATTGGCGGGGGCAAAAAATCAAGCGGG